TTGAAGATTTGGGTTAATGACTTATATAAACCTCTAGTTAACTTCTGGCAGCAACTGCAGATGTTTGGACCAGAGATGAAAACTAAATTGCAAGAACTCAAGTCTAAATACCCTGACCCTGTTTCTGCAAAAGTTTTATTCTTAGAATCAAAGGAGTATCTAAACGATGAATCCAATAATGACGCTCTACGGCGTGCTATCAGTTTTTATATTGTTAATAAGTGCTCTTTTAGTGGTCTCACCGAATCGTCCTCTTTCTCAAAACAAGCAAGTGACTCCAACTTCTCATTGCGAGGAATTGAAAAACTCCCAGGATATTCGCAACTAATTTCTAACTGGAATATTACTAACTACTCATATGATTACCTGATGGACAATGAGGGTGATACCTTTGTCTATCTTGACCCTCCATATGATATCAAGGATAATCTGTATGGTAAGAAAGGTTCAATGCACAAAGGGTTTGACCACGATAGGTTTGCCAAGGATTGTGATGAGTGCTTTATGCCTCAGTTGATTAGTTATAATTCTGACCAACTGGTAAAGGACAGATTTAAGATGTGGAGAACTGGTGAGTTTGATTTGACTTATACTATGCGGTCAGTCGGTGAGTATATGAGAGAACAAAAAGCAAGAAAAGAACTATTACTTTTTAATTATGAAATGTCAAGTAAAACTGTATAAGGCAGGAACTACTTTTACTGAAGAGGTAGTTGCTACCGATTACCAAGATGCACGTAAGGTTGCTCTTCATCGCAATCCTGGTGCTAAAATTGTGAGTGTTACTGCAGTATTTTAAATAATGGAATTGAAAGATTGGTTGAACTCAATTAACTTCACCAAGGAGGATTTGTCTGAAGACATAAAATCATATCCTCCATATATTATTAATCGTTGTTTGTCTGGTCATCTTGATTGCGTTCTATTCGCTAATGAGATGAACAAGTATCCTAACTTAGATAAAGATATGCAATATTTATTTTATCTAAATACTTTGAGGAAAAAGAAGAGATTTTCTCCCTGGCTCCGTAAGGATAAAGTCACGGATTTAGAATGTGTAAAACAATACTATGGTTATAGTAATGAAAAGGCATCACAAGCTCTGAAGATCCTGACTAAAGACCAGATTAACTTTATTAAACAACGACTTGATATTGGAGGAACAAAATGACTACTACGGTAGAACCTACAGTAAATTGGTCTCAGGACCAAATGGTAGAAGTCTTTTTAAATGAACCAGATGATTTTCTCAAAGTTCGTGAGACACTAACTCGTATTGGTGTTGCATCACGTAAGGAGAAAAAACTATATCAATCTTGCCACATTTTACATAAACAGGGTAAGTATTATATTGTTCATTTTAAAGAACTCTTTGCCCTTGATGGGAAAAGAGCAAACCTTACTGTAAATGATGTACAACGTCGGAATCGTATTGTTAGATTGCTTTGTGACTGGGGACTTGTAACTGTTTTTGATGAAGAAAGAGTAAGTGATATTGCTCCATTAAATCAAATCAAAGTCCTGGCATATAAGGATAAAGGCGAATGGATTCTTGAGCAGAAGTATAATATTGGTAAAAAGATTAAACCACAAGAGACACCCGAATAAATAATTGTGTGTCTTTCGTGCGGCACACTCTACAATCGGAAACCCGCAGACCCCTTGACAGGGGTCTTTTTTTGTGCTATAAATAAACCAGTTCCGCAAAGCGTGCAACACCGCTAGGAACTGCAAAAAAACTACGGAGAATATCCATGGCAAATTTCACTAAACCGCTTGAGGCGGTTATGAATGTCCTGTCCCTTGTTGCTGGATTTATCGCACAAGGTATTTCAGGAATACGAAAAAAATTTACTCAAGATGACTTTCTTCCTGTCGTCTATGTTCCTATCAAAGACCTTAAAGTTGATCCTAAGTATCAGAGATTGATCAACGTCAATTTTATCAAGAAGGCAGTGGAGTTTGATCCCCTTCTTGTTAAACCTCTTTCAGTCTTCAAACGTCCAAACGGTGACCTGATGGTCGTTGATGGACAGCATACTACAGTCCTTGCAGCGACTTATGTTGAAGACCCGGAAAACTTTGAACTTCCTTGTCAGATCCAAGAACATCCTGTTGACTTTACTATTGAGAAGTGTGAAAAGGCAGAAGCAGCATACTTCAAGCGTTTTAATTCACTCCGAAACACTGTGAGTGCAGTTGCAAAGTTGCGTGCTGACATCGCACAAGGTGCTAAGTATGCTCTCGATACTGAAGAGAGTTTCCAAAGTCTTAATGTTCATGTTGAGGGTATCGGAGCGCCTGATGATGGCATCAACTCTGTTTATGGTTATGATAAATTGAAGAGGGCTATTGGTAAGTATGGCAACACTCTAGTCAAGACTGCTGTAGATGCATACAAGGTTCACAACACCACAGACGGCAACAAATGGACACAACCACTTAATGGCGGCATGATCTTTGGTCTTACTGCAACCTATCATTTTCTTGATAACTATGTGGGTGATGGTAAGAAGCGTGAAGGTTTCCTTGACTTCCTTAATAACCGTCTTGCCAAGCGTTCTGTTGAAAAGTATGTATTGAAGACGCAAGGACCTCAGATGGATGTTTTAATTCTTCAAAACATTCTTGACCAGTATAACAACCTTGTGGAACAAGATGTTCTAGACTATCCATCCATTGGTATGGAGAAAGAAAACTCTAAGTGGAAGGCATGGAGGGAAGATCCTATCCATGGCACACCTAAGGATGAGGATTCTGAGGACTGATAACCGAATAATAATCTACGGGGTTTACTACCCCGTTTTTTTATGTTCTATGTTATAAATATACCGGATGCCTTCGGGGTCCACAAAACACAAACTCGCTTTTAAAGGAGCTACAATAATGGGAAACCTTGCACGGTATACTGCTGCGGACTTGCCTGCGTTGATGGAACGTATAAATAGGAATAGTATTGGTATGGATGAATACTTCGATAGGTTGTTTGCTCTTCACGAAACAACTAAGAATTATCCACCATTTAATCTAGTCACGGTCAGCAACGTAGAATCGAGACTAGAACTAGCACTAGCAGGATTTAAAAAGAAAGAAGTAAATGTCTACACACAAGACGGAAAACTTTTTGTCGAAGGACAAAAAGAGGATACCGAAACAGAAACCACTTATGTCCACAGAGGAATGGCTCAACGATCTTTCACCAGATCTTGGACATTGGCAGATGATACGGAAGTTAGATCAGTTGAATTTGAGGATGGGTTATTAAGTATTGTTATGGGTAGAATTGTGCCAGAACATCATCAAAGAAAAGTTTGGTTCTAATTGACATCTGTGCTATAATAGAGGGTGATAAAACACCCTCTTTTTATGGAAGTAATTATTGAAGGTAAAGTTAAAACGGTTTATCAGGGAGATGATGCTGATCGTGTAATTATAGAATATCATGATAAAGTAACTGCCGGTAATGGTGAGATGGTTGATCATCCTTTAGGAAAAGGATCCCTCTGCTGTAGTATCTCATCCATTATCTTTGAGAAACTTGCCAAAGAAAATATTCCAACTCATTATATCAATATGGTTGGTGCTAACAAGATGATCTGTAAGAAGGTAAGTATTGTTCCCCTAGAAGTTATTTGTAGGAATCGTGCTGCTGGATCTATTGTTCGGGAAACAACTCTAATAGAAGGTGCTCCACTTCCACAACCGATTGTTGAGTTCTTTCTGAAGGATGATAGCAAGCACGATCCTCTCCTAACACCAGACCGTGTTCGTCTGATGGGATATAATCCTGAACCTTTCATTGAGATGACACTACGGATTAATGATTATCTCCGGCAGATGTTCTACATCTTGGGTATTGACCTTGTAGATTTTAAGGTTGAGTATGGTTATGATGCTCATGGTGATTTGTATCTTGCTGATGAGATTAGTCCTGATAGTATGAGACTATGGAAGATTGGTAGTGATGAGAGATTTGATAAGGATTTGTTCAGAAAAGATGAGGGAGATATCGTTCCTGCTTATCGTGAGATTCTAGATAGACTGCAACCGCTTGCTATTCAATGAAACACCATATCCCTGATGAGATTAGAAAGAGTTGCTTTACTTGCTTCGGTAGTTTAAATTCAGCAGAGAGAGCAGTTGTTTTACTTGGTGATGAAGCATATCGTGAGTCACTAGACCTTGACAATGATGATGCTCCCTGCTGGCAGATTCCAAGTGGAGAACACTCTACTTTTGCTGGATGGAATCCTCAGTGTGTACCCACCATGGATTACATAGTATGGAAATTAAAACGTCGTGAACAAATTGCGAAAGGAGAAATACATTAATGGACTACAAAACTTCTGGTGTTGATATTGAAAAGGGTAGAGCATTTGTAGAGCATCTCAAAATTGTGGCACCTACCATTGGTGGGTTTAATGGAACGATGGAAATTCCATCAGGATATGAGAAACCTGTCTTAGTATCTGGTGCTGATGGTGTCGGAACTAAAATTAATATTTGTAGGATTGCTTTTGATTACTCCACCATTGGCCAAGATTTAGTTGCAATGTGTGTCAATGATGTAATCTGTAGTGGTGCTAAACCATTATATTTTCTAGACTACGTTTCTACCAAATCAATCGACTCTAATGTTAATGACATTGTGCATGGAGTTGTTGAAGGATGTGAGATTGCTGGTATGGAACTCCTAGGTGGAGAAACTGCAGAGCATTTCAGGGCACACGATTATGACCTTGCTGGTTTCTGTACTGGTATTGTAGAGAAGAATGATATTGTTGATGGCAGTAACATCAGGGCAGGTGATGTAGTCATTGGTATTGAGAGCAGTGGACTGCATAGTAATGGATACACTCTTGTCAATGATATGTTGTCAAAACATAAGATTTTTTATAAAGAGATGCCTGAGTTGCTAACACCAACTACCATCTATGCCCCTCTCGTTCAGAACCTGTTAGATGAGGTGCCTATCTTGGGTATGGCACACATTACGGGCGGAGGACTGCCTGAGAACCTCCCACGATGCCTTCCAGCAGGTCTTACAGTTGACGTTGATTACTCTGCTTGGGAACGACCAGAACTCTTCACCAAGATTCAGAAGGCAGGAGACATTGCCGAGGAAGAGATGAGAAACGTATTTAATCTTGGTATTGGGTTTTGTCTAGTTGTTCCACCAGACGTGGTAGCAGACACTCAGTCTCTTATCAATATGAAGTCTTGGGTGCTTGGAAATGTCCGAGAACAATAACAATTTTTTGCTATTGTTGATACAGAAGTGTATCACTATGATACACTATAATCTATATAATTATGTAATCGATTAGGAGGTATTAATGAACTTCACCACAACTGCCTTAGCAGCTGGAACTCTAATGACTATTTTTATCGGAGTTCCCCTTACTACATTTGTTTATTAGTATATGGAAATCTTAGTAACCTTAGCCATTTTTGGAGCAGTAATGAGTGGAGCATTTGCACTAACGCCTAAAAAGTAAATACTAAATAAAAATGAATATCGTCGTCGCAGACGGAGGGGAAACTGGCCAAATCCAGTTGACGCCCCTCTTTTTTATTGCTATAATTAACCTAATGGAGAACTGCATGTCCAAGAAATTCAAAAAAACTGACAGTAAAGGTCGTGAAGAACTTTGGGAGTGGGAAGAAACTCCTGAGGTAACTAAAGCAGTTGCCCGTCTTCATGAAACTATTCGTGAACTTGAAAAGAAAAATGCACCTGATTATGGAGTAGGAAAATGAGTATTAAACTTTTAATGCTAAAATCTGGCGAAGATATTATCGCAGATGTTGACGAAATGTCTGTTGGGGAAGGTGATGAAAAGAGGATTATTGGTTACTATCTCAATAAAGCGTGTGTAGTTAAACTGAGAAACCCCAATGCAACGGAAAATAAAAAGGCATATGAGGTATCTCTGTTCCCCTGGATTCCGTTGTCGGCAGAGGATACCGTTCCCATTGTTGCAGATTGGGTAGTAACTATTGTGGAACCAGTAGAAAAATTAATTCAAATGTATGTAGAGGATGTTATCAATGGATCGAATAATCAAAGTAGTTCTACTGACGAACAACGAGAAACTGATCAGTGAAATAGAAGAGGTTGGTGCTGATATCGGTCAACCTGATTGTAAACTAATCAATCCAATGGAAATATGTGAAGGCAATATGCTTGCTCCTTGGATGATGGATCATACAAAACAGGATAACTTTATGATTAATTCTGATAAGATTATTACTCTTGCTGATCCTATGCCTACCCTACTTGAAAAATACCTCGACCTTACTAAGTAATGCGTTTCTACACTAATGTTCAGATGATTGGAAATCAATTCCTTGTAAGAGGAGTTGAGAATGGAAAAAGATATGAACATCGGGATGAGTTTTTTCCATCTGTATTTGTTAAGACAAAGAAAGATTCTAAGTATAGAACATTAAATGGCACACCAGTAGAAGAGGTAAGACCTGGAACAGTGCGTGACTGTAGGGATTTTTATAAAAGGTATGATGGTGTTGATGGATTTGAAATCTATGGAAATGATCGATATATCTATCAATATATTTCTGAAAATTATCCAGAAGATGAAATCAAGTTTGATATCAGTCAAATCAAACTAGTTACTCTTGATATTGAGACTACAGCAGAGCACGGATTTCCTGACATTGAATCCGCCATAGAAGAAATTCTTGCAATTACAATTCAGGATTACACTACCAAAAAGATTACTACTTGGGGAGTAAAACCTTTTGCTAACAAGCAAGACAATGTAACTTATTATCATTGTCATAGTGAACAAGAACTTCTTGGGCACTTCATTAACTATTGGATGGTTGATGTTCCTGATGTGATTACTGGATGGAACATTCAACTGTTTGATATTCCATACATCTGCAAACGACTTAATCGTGTGTTTGGGGAGAAGGTAATGAAGCGACTCTCTAATTGGGGTCTTGTGACAGAAGGAAAGATTTTTATTCAAGGTCGTGAGCACGTCACTTATGATATTGGTGGATTGACTCAACTTGATTACCTTGATTTGTATAAGAAGTTTACTTACAAGGCACAGGAATCATATCGCCTAGATTATATTGCTGAGGTTGAACTTGGTCAGAAGAAACTTGACCACTCTGAGTTTGATACGTTTAAAGACTTCTATACTAAAGGATGGCAGAAGTTTATTGAATATAATATTGTTGACGTAGAATTGGTTGACCGTCTTGAGAGTAAGATGAAACTGATTGAACTTGCATTGACTATGGCATATGAAGCCAAAGTTAATTATGCTGATGTGTTCTATCAGGTTCGTATGTGGGATAATATTATCTACAATTATCTGAAGAAGAGCGATATTGTAGTTCCTCCTCGTAAGAAAGAAACTAAAAATGAGAAGTATGCTGGTGCATATGTAAAAGAACCAATCCCTGGTAAGTATGATTGGGTTGTGAGTTTTGACTTGAATAGTCTGTATCCTCACCTGATTATGCAATACAATATTTCACCAGAAACTTTGCTGGAAGAAAGGCACCCAACAGCATCAGTAGATAAAATCCTTAATGAAGAAATCAACTTTGAGTTGTATAAGGATAATGCAGTCTGTGCAAATGGTGCTATGTTCCGTAAGGATGTCCGTGGGTTCTTGCCAGAACTGATGGAGAAGATGTACGGCGATAGGGTTATCTTTAAAAAGAAAATGCTTAAGGCAAAGCAAGATTATGAAAAGACACCAACGAAAGCACTTGAGAAGGAAATCGCCCGGTGTAATAATATTCAGATGGCTAAGAAGATTTCGCTTAACTCTGCTTATGGTGCCATCGGTAATCAGTATTTTAGGTACTACAAACTGGCCAATGCGGAGGCGATTACGCTTTCTGGTCAAGTTTCTATCCGTTGGATTGAGAATAAGATGAACCAATATCTAAATAATCTTTTGCAAACGACGGATACCGATTATGTTATCGCATCAGACACTGATTCGATCTATCTTAATATGGGACCTATTGTTGATAAATTTTTTGCTAATAAGTCTAGCGACAAAGCAAAGATTGTGGAGTTACTTGATATGGTCTGCGGTGAAAAACTGGAACCGTATATCGAGAAGTGTTACCAGGAGTTGGCGGACTATGTCTCGGCATATGACCAAAAAATGAGTATGAAGCGGGAGAATATTGCTGACCGTGGTATTTGGACTGCAAAGAAACGTTATATTCTAAATGTATGGAACAGTGAAGGTGTTGCTTATGCAGAACCTAAACTAAAAGTGATGGGTATTGAGTCGGTCAAATCATCTACTCCGGCACCTTGTAGGAAGATGCTGAAAGAAGCATTTAATATTTTGATGACAGGAACAGAGGATGATGTTATTAATTACATTGATAGGAGTCGTAAGGAGTTTAATTCTCTGCCCCCAGAGCAAATCTCTTTCCCTCGTTCGGTATCTGATGTAGTAAAATATAAATCTTCATCAAACATTTATTCAAAAGGAACTCCTATTCATGCTAGAGGAGCACTTCTCTTTAATCATTACATTAAGGAGAATAAATTAGATAACAAGTATTCTTTGATTAAGAATGGAGAGAAGATTAAGTTCTGCTATCTAAAGAAACCAAACATCATCCACGAAAATGTTATCTCTTTTATCCAGGAGTTTCCAAAAGAACTTGGACTGAATCAATATGTTGACTATGATCTTCAATTTGAGAAATCATTCCTAGAACCACTGAAAGCAATCCTAGATTCTATTGGTTGGAAAGTGGAGAAGACTAATACCTTAGAGTCATTCTTCTCTTAATTATCATATCCAGAGCATTGACTTTCAGACCTAACTAGAGTATACTGAATGTCAAATGCTCTAGACTATGGACTTCCTGAAAGAAATTGTAAAAGAGATTGGAGATGAATATACACAACTTGCCGCAGACATCGATGAAACCGAAAGATATGTTGATACGGGTTCGTACATCTTTAACGGACTCGTTTCAGGTAGCATATTTGGTGGTGTATCTGGGAATAAGATTACTGCCATTGCTGGGGAGTCTAGCACTGGAAAAACTTTCTTCAGCTTGGCAGTCGTCAAGAACTTCCTTGATTCTAATCCTGATGGGTATTGCTTATATTTTGACACTGAGGCCGCTGTTAATAAGTCTCTACTCGCAGGTCGTGGGGTAAACCTTGACCGCACAGTAGTGGTCAATGTGGTCACTGTAGAGGAGTTCCGTAGCAAGGCACTTAAAGCAGTGGATATGTATCTCAAAACCCCTGAGGAGGATCGTAAACCCTGTATGTTTGTGCTAGACTCTTTAGGGATGCTCTCAACTGAGAAAGAGATTAGAGATGCCCTTGACGAAAAACAAGTCAGGGATATGACCAAATCTCAACTCATCAAGGGTGCTTTCCGTATGCTGACTCTGAAACTGGGTCAAGCAAACATTCCTATGATTGTCACTAATCACACTTATGATGTCATTGGTTCCTATGTCCCTATGAAAGAAATGGGTGGTGGTTCTGGTCTTAAGTATGCTGCTTCTACAATCATTTATCTCAGCAAAAAGAAGGAAAAGGATGGAACAGAAGTCATTGGTAATCTTATCAAGGCTAAGACTCACAAGTCGCGTTTAAGTAAGGAGAACAAAGATGTTACAGTGCGTCTTTATTACGACAAGCGTGGTCTTGATCGATATTACGGTCTTCTTGAATTGGGTGAGATTGGAGGACTTTGGAAGAACGTTGCTGGTCGATATGAAATGAATGGCAAGAAAGTATATGCTAAGGCAATACTTAAGGAACCAGAAGTATACTTCACTGAAGAAGTGATGGAACAGTTAGACCAAATCGCACAGAAGGAGTTTAGTTATGGAGAAAGTTGAGTTTCTAATCCTTAGAAACCTTCTACACAATGAAGAATATCTCCGAAAAACAATACCATTTATCAAACCTGAATACTTTGAGGATAATCATCAAAAGATTGTCTTTGAAGAGATTCAAAACTTTGTTGAAAAGTATAATAAAGTCGCAACCAAAGAGATTCTCTGTATTGAGGTAGAAAATCGTAATGACATTAATGACTCCTCTTTTAAGGAAGTAGTTGGTTTGATTACTTCTCTGGAAGAAGAGGTGTCAGAGTTTAATTGGTTAGTTGATACTACAGAGAAGTGGTGTCGGGATCGCGCTATATACTTGGCGCTAATGGAATCCATTGCTTTAGCAGACGGTAATAACAACGATGAGAAGAAAGGTAGAGATGCTATTCCTACCATCTTATCTGATGCTTTAGCAGTGAGTTTTGATACTCATATTGGTCATGATTATCTTGGAGACTATGAACAACGTTATGAAACCTATCACAGAAAGGAGGACAAAGTTGAATTCGACCTCGAATACTTCAACAAAATTACAAAAGGTGGCTTACCTAACAAGACTCTTAACATCGCGCTTGCTGGTACAGGTGTCGGCAAGTCTTTATTCATGTGCCATGTTGCTAGCTCCGTGTTGCTCCAAGGGAGAAACGTTCTCTATATTACAATGGAGATGGCAGAAGAAAAAATTGCTGAGCGAATTGATGCCAACCTCCTCAATGTCCCGATTCAAGAAATTGGTGACCTTCCAAAAGTAATGTTTGAGGATAAGGTGACAAAACTTGCACAAAAAACGCAAGGCACTCTTATAATTAAAGAATATCCTACAGCATCAGCACACAGTGGACACTTTAAATCACTTCTTAACGAACTTGCACTTAAGAAGTCATTTAGACCTGATATTATTTTTATTGATTACCTTAATATATGTGCTTCCTCTAGGTATCGCGGAAACAGCACTGTCAATTCATATTCTTATATTAAAGCAATTGCAGAAGAGTTGCGAGGGTTGGCTGTTGAAGCAAACGTCCCTATCGTTTCTGCCACGCAGACCACTCGTTCTGGTTTTGGTAGCTCTGACGTTGAGCTTACTGACACTTCTGAGTCCTTTGGTCTCCCTGCTACTGCTGATCTTATGTTTGCCCTTATTTCTACAGATGACCTCGAAGGGCTTGGACAAATTATGGTGAAGCAATTAAAGAACCGATACAATGACCCAACAATCTTTAAGAGATTTGTGGTGGGTATTGACCGTGCTAAGATGCGTCTGTATGATTGCGAGCAGTCAGCACAGGATGATATTCTTGACAGTGGGCAGGAAGAGCAGTATAATAATGAGGAAACAAAACCAAAAAAATCATTTGAGGGATTTAAGTTTTGAACGGTTACTATTCTGTATTTAATCCCAGAGGTCAAAAGATTGCCGATTGCGGTTCTGAAAAAGATGCAGTTACTCTTCTTGGTATGAGGAACTGTAGATGGGAAGGACACTACTATTCGTTCATTCCATTACCTGGTAATATTATTGATATTTCTTCTGGCAAACAACTTCCAACCAAAGACATCGTTGTAAATATGGACGGTGGTGTTGGTGGTAGTTGGTACGAAGTAATAACTAAAGAATTCCCTCAAAATTGCCAAGAACCATTTATCCCCGATTTTCATGACTAAAGTTGATACTGAAAAATACCTTGATTTTGTACATGGGGTAACCAGTCCTCCTAGCCTTGACTATCCTATTCTTGCAACACGTCTAACTGAACTAGAAGTTAGTGGAACTAATGTTACTCAACTCCTGACTGCTGCCCTTGGACTATCTGCAGAAGCAGGTGAGTTCACTGAGGTTGTAAAGAAGATTATCTTCCAAGGAAAACCTTATAGCGAAGAGAATGTCTTTCACATGAAACGTGAACTGGGTGATATCTGTTGGTATTTGGCACAGGCATGTATGGCACTTGATACTACTTTTGATGAAGTGATTGAGATGAACGTTGAGAAACTCAAGGCACGTTATCCTGGCGGTGAGTTTGATGTTCATAAGTCTGAAAACCGTGTGGAGGGAGACCTGTGATTAAACTTGAACTTGAAGTGAAGAATGCTGCTGCAATTCGTCACGTATTATATAAAGAGCAAGAGCGTTATACTTATGATCCTGCCTGCGTTCCAGAAAGGATTACTAATATTCGTGAAACTATTCAAACATTAGATAACCAAATTGAGGAGGAACTAAAGAATGAAACTACTAACACTTGATGATTATCAAAGAGCAGGAGAAACATTTTGGCCTAAGTATTGGTATATTGCAAAAGAACTTGGTGAAAGTGCTAAGACAGAAGATGTTCTTAAATGTATGGAAGCAATCGGCGGTGTTGCATTAAAGTTAGCACTAGAAGAAAAGGGAGCAGGTCCATTCGGATTTAATGATAAAGATAAAGATAAAGAAACCCCTATTGCTGAAAACGAGGAGAGTTAATGAGCGACCAAAATAGTAATAGACCAAATCTTGAAACCGATAATATAGAGTGGATTGATGATGCATTCTATGTTTATAAAACAAGATTTGGTTTGTATACAAGTATCCGAAAAGATACTAAAGAAAACTTCTTAACTGGAGCAACTTATGATGGTGTGTTTGAGATGTCCCGTTGGCATCTTATGTGTGAACAAGAAGGAACACTTGAACAATATACCAGAGTTATTGGAGATGCTTTTGTTGGAGGCAAACTTTGAAACCAGTTGATCTATTATTATTAATTGGAGAACTGGAAGGTAGTTCAGCACACTGTAGAAAGTTAAACTTTTTAGAAGATGCTGCTACACTTGATGAGATGAAACGGAAATACTATAAGATGTATTTCCGTCTTTCTAAGGAAGAAAGAAATAAGGGGAATTAGCTCAGTTGGTAGAGCACCTGCTTTGCAAGCAGGCTGTCAGCGGTTCGAGTCCGCTATTCTCCATAAATATTTGAAAAGAATAAAATGGCAAAGCCACCAAAACCAAAAGCTACTTTATCTTCTGTTGAAGATTTTCTGTACGAACTTGGTCCGGTAAGAGGAGATATAATTACATTTAAGGGAATAAAATTTCAAGTCACTAAATTTGAAAGAAAAAGACCTCCAACCTTAGAGATAAACTTTGAATATCCAGGAAGTAAATCTTCTCTAAACAGTTTTAAGTCAGCTATATTTAAAGCGGTGAAAGGACATTTTGGTTCAGTAGATGTTCAATCAAAAGACTTTGGTTCTTATAAAGCATTATACATCCTTGCTGATAAAGCATTTCTTTACCTTGAGCCTAAGGACACTTCTGGAGGCGCTAAAGGAACTGTTCCTCCACAAATTCATGAAAAAGGCACAGCAGAAGTATTTACTAGAGCTCTGTCAAGTAGAAACCCATATATGTCAGAAGATGATCTGATTAAAGATACTAAAATGCAAACTGAGTTGAAAAAAATTTTTGGATCTAAGTATGGGCATAGATTACCAGATTGGTTACATAGTTTTTATGAACAGCAGTCAGCGGCACTAAAGGAATATAGTGGTCCTCAGTGGGAGGAATTTGTTTATGGTAAAGGTTCTTTTGTTGATTTTTTTGAAGACCATATGGACAAGTTGCATAGAGACTTGGAACCAGAACTTAAAGTTGGAAGGTATGAAAAGTGGAATCCATCTGATATATGGGCTGTAAAAAGAGGTAAGACGAAAGAGATAAAAGATAAATTGATAAAGGAGATTGGAACACAAACGGTCTTACTAAAAGTCAATGCCATATTGATTAATCTGATGGAAAGTAATGATCTTGTTGGAATATCTCTTAAGAAAATAGACGCAAAATCTTCCGGTAATATTAAATTATATAATGTTGATACATCGGATAAGTTGAAAGCCCTTAAATCCTATGCTCATATAGAACTTTATGATATGAATGATATTAGTTTTGAGCCTGACAATATTTTAATTTTAAAATCTGTTACCACGTATATTAGAATTGGACCTGGGGGAAAATATTTTATTGATATCACTAGGTCTGGCAAGAATCTTTCCTTTAATAGTCAAATCAAAGGAACTGCTGCACAGGGTGGACAAGCACCGATTGATTTAGTAGTTAAGATGTTGAAAGGAAATACCTTCGATAAGAGTAATGCCACGTATCCTCAAGACGCTGATTCGTTTATGAAAGATGTGAATACGTATAAAAAAATGTATAAGGTAGTTTCTAAATATGCATCAAGTCGCTCTCAGAAAATAGATATAAATGATTGGATAGAAGGAGTGAAAACTCTTTATAAGAAAGATTCAAGAAATGCAATAGTTACTTTGATGCAGTTAAGTTTTTGGAATGATGCACTTAAGAACCATGCAAATAACCCTGAGTTTTGGACAGATCTCTTATATTATGGTATGAAAGTTACCTCTAAAGGTATGTTTGCTCCACATGCAAAGATATCTTAATAAATAATTATAAACCAATATGGCAACCAACGCTAAAGAAACTGCCAAACAAGAAAATGGTTCTAAAGTTTTCTTTGAGCATGTTATTGAAAAGGGTAGAGAACCAACAGATAAAATGATGCTGGATGTATATGATGGGTATAGTCCTGAGTGGAGAGATACTTATCGCAAACAAACAGATGCTTTAAAAAAATATCTAGGATCTAATAGGGGATATGAATATTCCAGAGATTCTGGAGTTATGCCTTATATTGAAAATATTGCAAAAGTTAAATGTGGAGTATCTGTTAAGGATCGTTGGAATCCTATGGATATAGTTTTGGTAAAGAAAAATAAGAAAAAAATTGTTGAAGGAACAATAAAAGAGATAACAAATATTGATGGAATGACAAAAGACGCAAAATTGAATTTGCTTAATTCTTACATGAGGGAAAGTTTAAAGGAAAAGATTCTTGTGGGAGTTTCATTAAAGGCAATTTCAAAAACAAAAAAAACTGCTAACGCAGAAGTTGCTAATGCCGGTGGTAAGTCTGTTCCTACTAAAGTTGATATGGTTAAGGGGTCGTTAAAATGTACTTTAACCCTTGGTAAAAAGAAACAATTTCTTTTTGATACTGGTGAACTTGGGTTTGATATGGAAACTGCTAAAGGTGGAAAAATACATGGACAGTCTAGAAACTTTCAATATTCTAAAGATAGAAATTTAGTACAAACTGACTTGACACCAAAAGGAAAAGATGCTGGTGCTAAACTTGGAAAAGTTTCTAGTGTTGCATTAGATTCTTTCCTTGGTGGTATGGGATTGAATCGTCCTACATCAGCAGCAAAAGATAAAAATATCCCTCCCGTGGGTAAGTGGACTGATATGGAAAAAAGATATTGGATTGATTTATATAATAAACTAAATTCTTCAGGAATGGTTGATTTTGGTGAAGTTGCTGTGTATGAGAATAATAAAAAAGTTGCTGATGGTTTTGAGGCAGTTTTAGATTATGCAATCATATATGAGATGAGGAAAGCAGATAGAAGTTCTGCCGGAAGATTTTCTTCTAAGTTAGTTGCTATGGAGTGGGCAAATATCTGGGTCACTATATCAAAGAAGGGTAAATCAAAAGAATGGTGTACTGCTCTTTACTATGGTGCTAAAAAAGAATTTGGTTCTTCTAATGGACCATTTTTAAAAATTTACTAAATATAGTATAAGAACTAACAATATAAATGAAAAGTTTCTTTCAATTTTTAGGTGAGGCAAGATCAGAAGCATCACTTAAAGCACAGAAGTTAAACCTAAAGAGTGATGGGCACGGTGGTTGGTTAGACTCCCGTGGTAAGTTTGTTGCAACTACCGAAGACGGTAAGTTAAAATTTGTTGATAAGAAGAAAGTAAATGATAAAGAAGAAGAAGGTGGTGGTAGAAAACCAGCACAGCAACCTGTTACTGCCAAACCTGTTGCTAAACCAGAAGAGCAACCTAAAGCAAAGGCAAAGACTAGTGAACCCGAAGATGGAGATAGTGAAGAGTCAACCGGCACTCTAACTGTCGTATTTGGTAGATTTAATCCTCCTACTGTTGGGCACGAAAAACTTTTAAAGTCTGCTGATCGTATGGCAGAGGGTGATGACTTTAAAGTATATCCTTCTAGGACACAGGATCCAAAGAAGAATCCACTTGATGCTGATATGAAAGTATCTTATATGAAGAAGATGTTCTCTGACTATAAAGAGAACATTGTCAATGATCCTAATATGAGATCTATTTTTGATGTATTAGTTGCTGCAAATGAAGATGGATATGACAACATTAATATTGTTGTAGGTGCTGATCGTCAGGCAGAGTTTGAGAACCTGGCACAGAAATATAATGGTGAGTTATATGAATTTAATCAAATACGTGTAATTTCTGCTGGTGCTAGAGATGCAGAAGCAGAAGGTGTTGAAGGTATGTCTGCTTCTAAGATGAGAAAGGCAGTAGCAGAAGATGACTTTGCCACATTCCGTAGAGGCACACCTAAGACATTAGATGATGGCGATACACAAGCACTATTTGATGCTGTCCGTTCTGGTATGGGTATTAAGAAGAAGAAAGATGTTGCAGAGATGTGGCAGATTGCTCCTAAGTTTGATCACAAAGGTTTACGTGAGCAGTATGTTAACGATAAGATTTACAGAATTGGTGATATTGTAGAGAACCTGAATACTGGTTTGATTGGTAGAATTATTCGCAGAGGAACTAATCATCTAATCTGTCTCACTAAGGAAGATTATATGTTTAAGTCTTGGATTAGAGATGTGATGGAAGCAGTTGTAAACTACTCAGGACCATCAGGTGTTCCTTCCGACCAGAGACTTATAGGTACAGATTCTCATAGAGAATATGCTCAGAGAATGACAGGGACAACTGCTATACGAAATTTCATAAATAAGTATAAGAAAAAGAAGTCGTAGTATCCCAATGTCTGAAATTCATTTGAGTGATCTCTCGAAAATTTATACCAAACAGATTGCAGAGAAAAAAGACGATACGTATCTTGAACCTGATATGAAAAAGCGTCAAGAAAATAATGAGAAGGCCCGCAAGGAACTTGCTAAGGGTCCTCAAATGAAAAACCCAGCTTTTAAGGAAGCACTTGACCCTGTAGGTCAGGAAGATGCTGATGTAGATAACGACGGTGATGTTGATAAGTCTGACAAGTATCTTAGTAAGCGTCGTAAGGCAATCGCCAAAGCGATGAAGAAGAAAATGTCAGAAGACTATAAAGTGCTTCCTAAAGAGAAGATGGCACGTCAGTCTAATAAAGCATATGATAAAGAGCAGAAAGCAGTCTCTGCTGGTGATGAAAAAGAAACAAACAAGCAGATGCAGCGCAGAATTGCAATGCAGAATCCTGCTGGTCGTAAGGCACAACTTGCAAAAGTTAAGACTGAGTCTTTTTCTAACTGGAGAACTGACCTGATTGAAGTTGCTCCTACTACGGACGATGAAGAATCAAAAATTAAAGAAAAGAAGGTCAATAATAAAATTGTACTCAACCCCAAACTTGGTGAAGAAGTTGTATCTGAACTAGGTGGAACTATGATTGAGATGGTTGAGTATGATGAGTTTGATGGAATGGTTGAGGGTGTATACTTTGAACTTCAAGAAGAAGGATATGTTGAAGGTGATATTGAGGAAGCACTTGAGTGGGTATTGACCGAGGCAAAAGTTACTTATGGTTCTGATACTGAGTCACCTAAGCAACAGATGATGAAGAAAGCAAAGGGTCGCTTGAGATTCCTTGGCAGAAAGGTTGGTGGAAAGATGTCATTTGCTAAGAATAAAGCAGGTATGGCATCTGCTCAGGCACAAGTTGCTGCTTACAATAAGGCAAGAGAAGCAAAACAATCTGCTTCTGACACTGCTAGAAGAGTTAAAAAGTCTGCTATTGATACTTCTAAGAATGCAAAGAAAGGTTTAAAGAGTAAGATTAAGAGTGCTGCAGAAAAAGTTGCTGCTCGTATGAGTGAGGAAACTGAATCTGACCCAAAAGAAAAGCAAATGCTTTCTAAGAAGAGGCAGATGATGATGAAGCAACAAATGCTTGACAAGCAAAGACTACAAGCACAACAACAGGGCAAGTTGCCTTCTGGTCATAGAACTGAACAGAAAGAAGAAATGACTGCCTTTGAGAAAGTAAAAGCAGACATTATCAAAAAACACGGAAAGAATGCTATTGTAGGTGCTCCTAAAAATAAGGTGGATCACGCTAAAATCAATTCTGCTAAAGCAAGTGCCAGTAAACCGAATAAGCGTGAGCAAGAGTCCAGTGGTCGTTACACTGGAGGATACGCAGGAGATTAAATAATGTCAGCAATCTCCAAAGCGCAAAAGAGTTGTAAAGCAGGATACTATTATTGCTACACTCATAAAAAGTGTAGAAAACTTCCTATGGGATATTATGTTGGTCGGGGTGGTTATCTTTCCAAAGATGAAGACTCAAGTGAAGAAACTAAAAAGACGAATGGTAACGGAAATGGAAATGGTAATGGTTCTAACGGTAATGGTGGCAGTAATGGTAACGGCAACGGCGGTGCTGGTGGTGTGAGTGAAGAAAAAACTTTTACTCAAAGAGATAAAATTATGAAGAAAGCAAAATCACTTCATAAGCATCTATATAAAAATCTTCATAAAAAAGATACATCGGGTGATGTTAACGAAGGAAAAACATTTAAGCAGTTTATAAGTGATATATAGAATATAATCTATTTGAGTTATCATGCTTACATTTTTACTTCCCCTTGCATCCAAAATTATCACCGATGCTATCAATAAAATTCCAGAGAATGAAGAACTCGGTGAGAAGATGGTTGAGATCTGTCTTGTTATTCTTGCTAAAGCAGTTAAGTTGACCAAGACTGATATGGATGATCAACTTCTTGAGGTTGTCACCAAGGCAATTAAAACAAGAGAAGAAGCACCTGCTGCAGAATAAATTCTAATTATAAATATCTAATATCAAAGTAAATTTTATTGGAAGAAAGGACATGGCACTCTGGGGTATTACTGATGCTGACGAAGCAAAACCAAAGTGGTTGACCACTGAAGAAAAAAAGCAGGTCTTCGCAAACGCAAGTGGGTGGGTTGTTGAAGGTGGTTCTATTATGACTGGTAGCGACAATACTGCTGCTCAACCAGAAGTTTTATGCTGCGTTAAAAGTCTCTCTACTGGTATTGGCGCTGCTGATATTACCGAAGTTGAGATGGTTACCACAACCGCTGACAAGTCTGAAGGATTCACAATCTCTGTCAGAGTCAGATATAACGAACCTGTTAATGTTGTCACATCAGGTGGCACACCAACACTCGCAGTTACAAATAGTAACGCTGGATCTGGATCAGGAAGAGGACCACATTCACTATCATATGCATCAGGAACTGGAACTAATGAGTTAATCTTCTCCTTGGCAATTGCAGCTGCTAATGCTGCTACTAACGCCGATGACGTTCTTTCTGTCGCAGCTCAGAGTATTGCATTAAATAGTGGAACTATTAAGGATGCTACTGGAACTGCCTCTGATGTTGCTGTTGCAATTTCAGGTGCTCAAGGAACTGCAGCTGGCACTGTAACAGTAACTGCATAATATAGGATATGCATTTTACTGAACTGAATGAGGATAATTTCCTCCTCTTTGCTATTAAACATTATGAAAATCCTCAAGCAGTCACTAGAGAAGACTTTGAAAAAGACTTAAATCATTTTAGGTATATAAAAAGACTTCTTAAAAAATACAAAAACACTGGACAGTTAAAAGTTCATCTTATACTGAATCATTTTATTATTCTGTATAATGTATTTGGTGAGGCCACAACTCCAATGCTCTTCCATAAAATTGAAATGGATTTGTGGCCTGTTATGAAGAGTTTCGTTATCTTTCTTGGCAAATTGCCCGAATATCCAAAGTGTTATATTCACGATGTGAAGGTTGATATTAATTGTCTATCCCAACTCTATCAAATCTATAATGGACAGGAAGAAACTTAATAAAATAATTGGTATAATTAGAGAAGATATGGCACTGCACACGGGGCAGATTGCCGGAACTGCTGAGGCAGGTGACGATCCTCCTGTACGTCAAAGAAAGAAAAAGAAATATATTTACATTAAGGGTGTAAGAAAAATCTGGAAACCTGATAATGGCTGAACAAATTAGGGTCGCAGTGTTAGAAGAAAGATTACAAAATTTTGAAGCAATTGTTTCTAAGTTGGATTCTGCTATAGAAAAATTAGCAGAGGTAAACAATAATGTATCAAGAATGCTTGCTGTTCATGAGGAAAGAATAGGTAAACAAGAAAAAATTGATACAGTGTTGTTTGATAAAATTGACAAACTTCGCGATAAAATGGACAGTGACCACGACATCGTTACTAAACGACTATCGTTATTGGAAAAAAAACTTTGGATTGGTATGGGGGCACTGGGAGCAATATTAATTGTCACCAATCCACAATCAATAAAGACCCTCAAACCCTTGCTAGGGAACGTCAATAGTGCTATACTAGCGCCAGTGGCAACCTTAGTGAATGGATCATATTGATTCAAAGTTTATTGGAATTATATCGTCCCGACTTGCAAAATTTAAAAGAGTAAAGTCTGACCTATACACTTTTCGTTGCCCCATCTGTGGAGACTCTAAGAAAAGTAAAAACAAAACAAGGGGTTATCTTTATTCTGTAAAGGCAAATATCAACTTTAAGTGTCACAACTGTGGTGCTTCTTTGTCTTTTAATAACTTCTTGAAGCATATGGATACTGTTGTCCATAAGCAATATACTATGGAGAAGTTTAAGCAGGGACATACTGGTAGGAACTTTGTTGTAGACGAACCTAAGTTTACTTTTGAGGCACCCAAGTTTACTAAAAAAGTAAATCTTCCTAAAGCGTCTAATGACCCTAGACCTGAAGGATATTTGGTTGCAAGAAAACTTGATCCTACTAAGTTTTACTTTGCAGAGCACTTTAAAAAGTGGGTGAACTCAAACAAACCTACTTTTAGCGACACAAAATATGATGAGTCTAGAATTATTATCCCTTTATTCTATAAACAAAATCTAGTTGGAGTACAAGGAAGAACTTTAGATTTTGTAAATCCTAAAGTTGTTAAATATATCACTGTGATGTTTGATGATGACGCACCCAAAATCTATGGTCTCGATGAAATACAAAAAGAACGAACTGTCTACATCACCGAAGGTCCTTTCGATAGCACCTTCATTCGCAACGCGATTGCTATGTGTGGAGCTGATGCTGATGTCAGTTGTTGGGGGGTTAACGATCCTGTGTGGGTTTATGATAACGAACCCCGCAATAGAGAGATTATCAACAGAATCTCAAAGTGTATTTCTAAAGGAGATAAGGTAGTTATCTGGCCTTCAGATATAGACGAAAAAGATATTAATGAGATGGTTTTATCTGGACTTGACGTTCAGTCTGTGGTAGAATCAAACACATACTCTGGTTTAGAAGCAACCCTTAAATTTACTACTTGGAAAAAAATATGACCAACGGCACCAAAGTACAAAAAAGAGATGGAAGAATTGAGTCTCTTGATTTAGATAAGATGCATCTTATGGTCGAAGAAGCATGTGATGGACTTGCTGGTGTATCTGCAAGTCAGGTTGAGATGAAATCTGGCATTCAGTTTTATGATGGAATTACGACTGCAGAAATACAAGAAATTCTTATCCGCTCTGCTTCTGACCTTATTGATTTGGACCATCCAAATTATCAATTTGTTGCTGCAAGACTTTTACTTTTCTCACTAAGAAAGAATCTTTATGGGAAGATGAGAGAACTTCCTAATTTGGAAAATCATATTGTGAGTTGCACCAATAAAGATGTATATGATAAGGAAATCTTTAACAAGTATTCTAAAGAAGAGATTGAAAAGGTAAATAGTTATATCGATCACAGTAGAGACTTTCTGTTTACATATGCTGGTCTTCGCCAGGTGGTGGATAAGTATCTGGTTCAGGATCGTAGTACAGGTGGAGTTTATGAAACCCCACAGTTCATGTATATTATGATTGCGTTGACTATATTTCAGGAATATCCCAAGGAGACAAGACTGTCTTATGTCAGACGATACTACGACGCAATCAGCAAGCACAAAATCAACATTCCAACGCCAATCATGGCAGGAGTGCGAACACCACTTCGACAATTTGCTAGCTGTGTGCTTGTTGATGTTGATGACACCCTCGATAGCATCTTTAGTTCTGATATGGCTATCGGCAGGTATGTTGCACAAAGGGCGGGTATTGGTATCAACGCAGGTCGCATCCGTGGAATCAATGCTAAAATCCGAGGCGGAGAAGTACAGCACACGGGTGTTGTTCCTTTCCTTAAAAAATTTGAATCAACTGTACGATGTTGCACTCAGAATGGGATTCGTGGCGGATCAGCAACAGTCCACTTCCCCATCTGGCACCAAGAAATAGAAGACATTATTGTTCTTAAAAACAATAAAGGCACAGAAGACAATCGGGTACGCAAACTTGACTACTCAATCCAGATTTCAAAACTTTTCTACGAACGTTTCATCCAAAATGGAGAGATTAGCCTCTTCTCACCGCATGACGTACCAGGTCTCTATGATGCTTTTGGTACTGATACATTTGACGATCTCTATGTACGTTATGAATCAGATGAGTTTACTCCAA